TCATCAGTCATTTATTTTACTTATTAATAAGTATTCTGTTTTTAAATAGTTTAATTTTAAAAATTTATTCTCGTTATTCTTACTAATTAGTAAGAATAATGTCAACAGTTAAAGCCTTTGAATGGTTTGTTAGTTTTATCAAAATAATTTCTAATAATCTACTAAGGTCTATCACTGTCTATTCTTCTTTGTCGTTCTTGTTGCCATATTGCCTCCTGTTGATCAAATTGAGATGCTGATGAATTTTGTTGGTTATGATTTGCCCGAAGTTGTGCTTGTCGCAGTGCATCTATTCGTCTAATTTCAGCAAGTTCTATCTGTCGTTGAGATTCTCTTTGTTCTCTTGCAATTCTTTCATTCCTTTGATAAGGTGTTTCACGTTGTTGTTCTTGTAGGGCCTGTTGACGAGCCCATGCTTCCATCTCATCATTACGTCTTCTATTTGCTTCCCTTACTTCAGGAGATATATGTTGATTTTCCAGAAATGGGGTCGAAAAACTAGTCGGGCTAAAATCGTCTGAAGACCCTCTGGTCAGTGTTCCATCTTTTTTTACAAAACGGTGTACTCCATACAACTCAGTTCTCAAATGGCTGTTATGCTTCCATTCTATGGGATCGGCAACCATCCGCAATATTGGTATGTCAGACGGTTCATCAATCTCTTCGTGATATTTTAGAAGAAACTCAACTAGTTGCCTTCCGTTCATTTGTCGAGTTGAAAGTGTAGATGGTATTTCTTCGATTTCTTTTGGTGCATACGCATGGGAATTCGTTTGTTCAGCTTCTGCACCTCGATTAAGATCTTGATTTGGAAAATGCCGTTTACTTTGTCGTCCATTAGTGTAGTATACTCTACCTTGGCTAATATTATTGCTAAAAGCTCTATTCCAACCTAATGGAAGTGGTCGTCTAGTATCATCTGGCTGTTCTGGAAAGGTTGTTCGTCGTGGTGAACGAACAAGTCTATTTTGATCAGGATGATTTGATTGTACATCTCGGAAATTAACCATTTTTATAAAACTAATACTATTAAAATTATTCAATAATTTTAATATTTATTTTGCAATCTTGCTAATTCCAAATCAATATTAAATTTGGTTAATTGGTTCAACATTCAGTGTATACTAAAAAAAATCTTATAATTATATCCTATAAAATATATTGGTTTTTATAATTTATACTTATATATTATTTATAAATAGGTATTATGGAGTTTACCAATCTGAATCTGAATCTGACATATTATTTATAATATTCCTAAAACGATTATATATAGAATTTAATCTATTTAATTCTCTTGTTAAATATCTAGTATCATATTCATTATGTGATGAATATCCGTAATCAATTACTTGCTTTTCTTTTGCTAGTTTTTCATACATTTCTTCAAAAAGCTTTTCGCAAAGATGTTTTAAAGCAGAATCAACATTTCTATCTCTTAAGATATAAATCATTGACTCTAAATTCATTATATAAGACGAAATTAGGGTTAATCTATTTATAGGGCGTTGATTATCTTCTAATATCATTCTTGATATTGAACTCAACATATCCATATTAAGTTGATCAAAATTATTATTATTAGTTATGAATTCCAAATTTTCACGTAGATCGCTACCATTCCGAGCTTCTTCTTCAGCTTCTAAAAGAGCTTGAAGTTCAGCTCGTTCTCGTTCAATAAGAGCTTGACGTTCAGCTTGTACACGTTCAATACGGGCTTGACGTTCAGCTTGTTGACGTTCAATACGGGCTTGACGTTCAGCTTGTACACGTTCAATAAGAGCTTGACGTTCAGCTTCTGCTACTTCATAATATTGTTGACGTCTTTCCTCTTCTTCCGGATAAGGAAAATCCCATTGACTACGCCCTGTTGACCTATCAACGTAGTATGTTCTATCGGGATCAGCTGTATTACTAAAATGACGAGTCCAATTTGGTGGAAGTTGTCGTCTAGTGTCACCGGGAGGTTCTGGAAAGTTTGAACGTCGTGTCGGTGAACGAGATAATCTATTATTAAACATCTTTATAATAATATAAATATAATATAAATATAATATATTTATATTATCAGTGATAAAAATGGAATGTTTTATGTGATTAAAAAGGCGTTATATAACTCTTTATTAAAAATGTAAATATACTCTCAAAAAGTATCTGAGTATTTACTACAATCAAGTACACAAAATTATAAATAATTATTTATATAATAAATAACTATGTCTATTGAAAAAGAAAGTTGTGTAATTGGTGAACCAAGTAAGTGTCATTGGAATTCATCCGATCGTAATAAGAAAAAGACTCTTTATGAGCAAAGACAAATTGTAAAGTCACTGGTTGAAATATTAGAAAATGAGAAAAATATTCTTGAACAACTAGAACAAAACGAAAACCCAGAAGAAGCAGAAATAGCAGATGCTCTCGTTGAAGAATTGTTATGTCCAATATCATATTCTTTTATGATAGATCCGGTTGTTCTTACTTCCGGAAAAACATATGAAAGGAATACAATAAATTCTGAATTTGAAAGACAAAAAGAACAACATCCTGAAGACAATTTGAAGTGTCCATTTACATTAATAAAGCAAGATACATATGTTCTTACTCCAAATATACAAATGAGATCTATAACCGCTAAATTTGTAGAAAAATACAAAGGTGTTAAACATATAGGTCCTAGTTGGGTTGAAATAAGAAGACTTTGTGCAGATTATCTTGAGGAACAGCATCCGCAAAAAGTTAAAGAAAGACAATATGCAGATGAACAAAGGGCTGAGAAACATAGAAGGATAGAAGAAGAAAAAAAAGCTGATGAAGAAGAATTTGAAAAACAAAAAATAGAGTTCAAAAGAAGAGCTGAATATGGATTAGAATTTGAAGAATTTTGTTTACTATATGGGGAATTCTTTCGCTTCTATCAAAAAACTCGAAAACCATTATACACTGGATACGCGAATAAAAATAAATTTCAAAGAAATCATCACATGAACACTGAGGTATTGAGAAAATGGAAAGAAAAGAATGTAAAATTACCAGTTACTAAACAGATATCAGGATGTCTATCAATATTTATGGAATATTATGTTAAAAAATTGGGAAATCCACAAAAAGATCTTTAAAAAGCAATAAAACCAACCAGAATTAAGAGACGACTTATTTTAAAAATAAGATTCTTTTGGCATATTGTAATAATATACCTCACAAAGTATTATTATAGACTTTTTAAGACATTCTTTTACATAGTAAAATTTATATAAGTCACGTACAAATCAATTTGTACTATCATTAGATCTTGATTTATATATAATTATCATCAAAGTTATTTTTATTTACAAATTCAATAACTCCTTGTATACAATCTTTCATAACATATTCACTAGAATATTTAACAAAACCATAAATTAAATCATCTAATTCATCCAAAGTCCATTTTTCTTCATTACTATTTTGAACATCAAATACAATATAATTATCTTTAAAACCAGATATATCACTATAAAATGGTCTAAATCGGATTTGTTTATTATTACAACCACCAATCCCACCTTCTGAACAATCTAAATATGGCAAATTACACACTGTTTCTGTTTTACACATAACTAACCATTCTTTAACAATTTCTTCATTTGCGTTATTATATTCGCATTCTTTTTTTAATGCATTCCAAATATCTATATATGGTTTAGTTACATATGGATCAATTCTAAATATTAAACGAACATAATGTGTATCTGGAATATTCATTTATATATAATATAGATAAATTACGCAAAATTTAAAATTAAGATGTATATATTCATAAATTAGAGTGTGATAAAAATTTATACAGTAACTGATTCTCTGATATCTAGAATATACTTGACAAGAGATTTCTGCTTTGTGAAAGACATAATCGGATATGTTTTGACAGTATCGACCACTGAAGTCTCAAATATAAACTCCGACACTTTAATATGTATAAATCCTTGCGTAAGTGGAACTTGAATTTCTGAATCCGATTTTTGTTTGCATTCGATATCCAAGGATTCTAATTTTAACTTCAAAGAAGAAAGAAGAGAAGGTTGTTCGAATTGTCTGTATCGTGTATCTCCTCCATATACTTTAGACTTCCAAGGAAGATAAGTAGATGAAGAAGAAAGATCAGATGGTCGTATGATACTCCAATCCGTATTATCATTAAGCCACCCTATTTGGGTAAAAATGTAAGCTACAAAAGCAGAACACCAAAACCTATCAGTCTTTTGTGGACTGATATCAAGTCTCAGTGTTGCAAGAAGCCAATCAGAAAGACACATATCATATGGCTTCAAAAAAACTTCAGAGTGAATTTTTTGTAAAATTGTGTCTGATATGCGCGTTTTGCATTTTCTTACATAAATGTTTTTTTGTTCTTTAGAGAGAACAACAGAAATTGGAGTCAGACGAACGCCAATATTTTGTTTTCCTGTTTCTGGGTTTACACATGCCTCATAACCGCACTCCCATAGGTATGTTCCAGTAGAAACTGAAAATGGAGGATCCACAAGTACTAATCCGACGTGTACATAAGGAGAGTTAGTAAAAAACTCAATCGCTTTATCTATGAACCACCATCCTGTTATAGAATTTTTTTGAGTGAACAACATAAGATCGCCTGTTTCAAGATGCATTTTATTTATAGAGCGAAAAATAATCACTAATTATTTTTCGGGCGAACGTCCGTTTTGTACACATTATGGATAGAATAAAAATAGTATAATATTTTATATGTATATATAAAATATGGCAAGCGAAAGAAATCACATATGTGATTTTATTTTTATAGGTTTATTTAAACCAGGTTCTGATAATGAATGTTTTGTAACTGAAGATACTAGAGTCTTTGAAATAAATTCACCAACCATGTCTTTATATCAGACATTACTTGGGTTAATCAAATTAAAACCTGATTTATTTGTAATATGTCAGATAGTAAGTGAGTCGGATGATTTAATAACTGCTCAAGTTGTATTTAAAAATTATCATACTATTAAAGACGATACCAGCTCTTTTAATTCGGTTAGTCTTGCTGACGAAAGTGAAGACTTTTCTTTATTATACGGGAATTTTGATGAATTTATGATCAAAAAGGTGGTTCCAACATATCTATTTGAATACAAAATAAAAGGAATATCTTTTATATCAGTTAAATGTTTACTTGCAAAATTAATGGAAAATCCATTATCAATTATGATAACATCAAAATCCTTATATTATAGA